AACTGAAAAAAGAATTGGGTGCAAAGAATGGCTGATGACTTAAATGTTCAAGGCATTGTCAAGATGCACAGGAAGACAGGAAGAATGATCAGGGAAGACAATTCCTACATCAATATTGCTGACTATCAATTCAACAGTCATGAATCATATTATAAAAAAACACTTGACTATCACACACAAGTGTCAAGGGGTGAAGTACCAAGTCATTCAGTGGTTCACAAGTTTGGTGCAAATCCAAATGTGTCAAGCACTTTTGTTCCAATTTGTAGATCAGGTTTTTACAGGACACCAACAAACAATGTTGGATTGGAAATAGTTTCATCAAGTGCAAATGATACATCCACAGGCACAGGTGCAAGACAGGTCACATATGAAGGTGTTGTCATCAGTGGATCAGATCTTGTTGTTGTGACCAACACAGTGACGCTAAATGGGACAGGTGCAGTGAATCTTCCTGATTCATTGTTCAGGCTTTACAGGTGGTATGTGTCACAATCAGGTACATATGCATCACAGACTGCAGGAAGTCATGCAGGTACATTGACCATCAGGGAACAAGGTGATGGAAATACATGGTCAAGCATTGTACCAACAGGTTTTGCAAAGGCACAATCACAGATTGGTGCATACACAGTACCAACAGGATGCATTGCCTATGTGAACAGAATATCTTATTCAGTGGAACTTGACAAGACTGCAGACATCTTGATGTTCAAAAGAAACAATGTGTTGAACACAACTGCACCTTTTGATGCAATGAGATTGGTCACAGAAATCAATTCTGCATCAGGTGTCACATCCATTGATTTTCAAACACCAATAAAAATTGAAGAAGAAACTGACTTTGGATTTCTTGGGAAGTTCAAATCAAACACAGGAACAATGACAGTTGACTTTGATTTCATCTTAGTGGAGAATTAAACATGGCAAAAGATAGCACAACAGAACTTCAAGTTGCATACTATACACTATTGAACAACAATGTTACACTTTCAGGATCACCTGTTCCTGTATATGATGAAGTACCTGCATCTGCAACCTATCCACACATTGAATTTGGTGATACAAACCTGACAGATGATTCAACCAAGTCAAGTTTTCAAGACAATGTCACATTCAGTCTTTCTGTTGTGGACAGATTCCCTTCAGACACAGGAACAAGGACAAAGATCAACAACATTGTGAATCAAGTGAAACAAATCATCAGGGCAAGACCTGTTCCTTTTGATTTGACAAATTTCAATGTCCTGACATCAGTGGTTGATGGTGATGTGTTCAGAAAAGAAGGGTCAAGCACTTACAACTATTACATTAGGGAAATAAGATTCAGACACAAGATTGAAGAAAAGTGAATATTGCAAAAAAATTCAATATCTTTTTCAAAGTTTAACTTTTAACAACCAAAAAAAACAATTATGTCAGCAGTAAATGGAACTTTAATTTTATTACAAGACAATGGAACTGCGTTTGCATTGTCAACTTCATGTACACTGAATGTTGATCTTGATCTTCCTGATTCATCCACAAAAGATTCTTCAGGTTGGGCAGAACACATTCAAGGGCAAAAATCTTGGTCGGTAGATCTTGATGGTTTTGCAGACTTTGAAATAGGAACAGATGGTGGTGTTCAGGACATCATTGGATATGTCATCAATCGTTCTGATGTTTCAATTGAATTTGTACCTGACACAGGTTTTGCAGGTGGATCAAAGGGTGTTTCATACACAGGGACTGCATCATGTGCATCTGTTTCTGTTGTGGCTTCCAATGAAGACACTGCAACCTTAACAGGATCATTCACAGGCAATGGTGCATTGGCTGAAGCAATAGTTTCTTAGGCATATGAAAGGAATCAAACACATCAACATTGATGGCAAGAAAATTGCCTTCAAATTTGACCTGAATGCATTGGAAACTTTCACTGAAGAAGTTGGCGTTGGTTTGGATGGACTTGAAGATGCACTGAACAAAGTGTCAAACATCAAGTTCTTCATTCAATGCCTTGCTTCATCAGGTGGAACAGAATTGACTTCTGAACAGATTGGATCAATGGATTTCAATGTCCTGAATCAAGTATTTGACTTGTTGAAGGAATCAATGGGAAACGTGACAACACCACAGAAGGTGGTGAAAAAGTAACAACCATTGATGACATCCTGATCTTTGGGTTCAGAATGGGCATGAAGCCTGATGAAATGAGATCAACAACATTGTATGATTTCAATCTGATGGCAAAAGCATTTGACATGAACATGAAACATGATTTCAATGTCATGCGACACAATGCCTATCTTGTATCAATCTTTTCAGGTCTTGACAACAAGACAAGAAAGAAAATCACACCACAGAAGATGTTCCCAATGCACAAGGAAGAAATAAAAAAAGACAAGCTGACCAAGAAGGATGTTTTGGGAATGCTTCAACAATCAAATAGAAGAAGGGGTCTTTCATGATTGCAAAGTTATTTGTTGAAATTGGTGCAGACATCAAAGACCTGACAAAAGGGATTGGTGATGCAGAACATACACTGAAAAGGTTCAGCAAGAATGTTGGTCAGTTAGGAAAGACACTGACTACAAGATTGACACTTCCATTGGCAACTATGGGTGCAGGTGTGGTCAAGTTAGCATCAGACTTTGAATCTTCCTTTGCTGACATAAGAAAGACAGTTGATGCAACAGATATGCAGTTCCAAGACATTGAAAAGGGACTGCGGAATTTGGCAAAAGAAATCACCACACCTGTTGAAGAATTGAACAAACTTGCAGGTGTTGCAGGGCAGTTGGGTGTGAAAGCAAATGACATTGTGGAATTCACAAAAGTCATGGCAATGTTGGGTGACACCACCAATGTTTCAGGTGAAGAAGCAAGTCTTTCACTTGCAAGATTCATGAACATCATGGGGACTTCACAGTCTGAAGTTTCAAACTTAGGTTCAGCCATTGTTGAACTTGGGAACAACTTTGCTTCAATGGAAAGTGAAATCATCATGATTGGTACTTCCCTTGCAAGTTTTGGAAGTGCATTGAAACTTTCTGAATCAGATGTCCTTGCCTTTGCAACTGCCATTGCATCATCAGGTGGGAATGTGGAAGCATCTGCAACTGCATTCCAAAAGACTGCCTTCACCATCAGGGATGCAGTGTTGACAGGCAATGAAGACCTTGCGGTGTTTGCAGAAACTGCAAGCATGACTGTTGAAGAATTTTCTGATTCATTCAGGAAGGATGCAGGTCAAGCAATTGTTCAGTTCCTTGCAGGTCTGAAGAATATTTCAGATCAAGGTCAATCCACAACAGTTGTCCTTGACAAGTTGGGTCTTGCAGATCAAAGACTACAACGTGAATTTGGCAAGGTGATTGCAAACCTTGATCAACTGAATCAGGCATTTGTGGTTGCAAACAAGGGATTCACTGAAAACACTGCACTGACAGAAGAAGCACAGAAAAGATATGAAACTTTTGCATCCCAAATTTTAATTCTAAAGAACGAACTGAAAGACATTGGTATTACCTTTGGGACTGACCTGCTTCCTATTCTTAGGGATGGAATTGATGTGGTCAGGGACATGGCAGAAACATTTTCCAATATGTCAAAGGATTCAAGGGAAGCCATCACAAAACTTGCAGTGGTTCTTGGTGTGACTGCACCATTGATGGTTGCAATTAGTATGATGATTAGTTCATTCTTGACCATTAAGAAAGTTGCAGTTCCATTGTTCAAGGTACTTGTCAAAGGTTTTTCAAATCTGAATCCATATGTCAAGGCAATAGTTCTTGCAATAGCAGGTGTCAAGGCAGTTTTTGAATTGCTTCCTGAATCTGTTCAGGATTCCATGAAGAAGTCAGTGAACTATGTGAAGAATGGCTTCAAGGACATGGAAAAAATCAAATTGGGTGGTGGTTTCTTGACTACCATTGCAAGACAGTCTGTTCCCAATATTGAACCTGAAGTTGTTATCCTTGAAGAAAACATTGTCATTCCTGATGTAGAACTTGACTTCACCAAAATAGTTGTGAAGCCTATCACAGTACCAATTGAACCTGATCTGAAGATGTTGGACAACCTTGAAGAATTGGTTGATCTTGATCTTGGCATTCTTGACATGGGGACTGTTGCAGGAAGTGTGGGTGGATTGACACAGAACATCAGGGAATTCCAAGATCTTCAATCAAGGGCAACTGATCCTAATGTCATTAAAGCCTATCAAGACCAAATTGAACAACTGCAATCACAAATCAGACAACTTGGAAGGGAAGCAAAGACATTTGGTGACACCATGTTGAACTTTGGTGAAAATGCAGTTCAAGGCTTTGTTGATTCAACACTGAATGGTTTCTTCAATGCATTGATGGGTGTGAAGAATTT